ATGTTCCAAAATTTTAATCAAATCAATCAAAAAATAACCTTAGATGAGGCATTTAATAATTACATTAATAAGTGTACTCTCAACAAACAATCCCCGTATACCATAAAAAATAAAAAAGTAGCGTTTGAAGATTTTAAAAAAGAATTAAATGAAGAAATAATTTATTGCAATCAACTTAATAACAATGTAATTGAAAATTTCAAGGCATATCTAATTAAAAAAAATAATATAAATTCAACCGTTAATAGCAAAATAACTATGATATTAACTATTTTTAATTATTTTTATGAGTGCGGATGGTGTGACAAATTAAAGACAGAATATCTGCCAAAACAGCAAAAAATATATAATACATATACTCCTATGCAATTAGAAAAATTACTAAAAAAGCCAGATATTAAAAAATGCAGTTTCCCACATTATAGAGCATGGGTAATGGTTAATTTTTTATATTCTACAGGAGTGAGAAAACGTACATTAATTAATATCAAAATAGAGGATGTTAATTTTAATGACGGCATAATTGTGTTAAAGATTATTAAAAATAAAAAGCAAATGTATATACCTATGTCAAATAAACTGAAAGAAATACTTGAGGAATATTTATATTATCGAGGTGGACAGCCACAAGATTATTTATTTACGGATAGATACGGAAATCAATTGACAACAGACAATGCAACTGCAATTATTATAAAATATAATCAATCAAAAGGGGTATATTTATATGGCACACATAGATTTAGACATTGTTTTGCAACAGACTATATAAAAAATGGCGGTAATATTGTAGATTTACAACATTTATTAGGACATCAATCATTAGAAATTACTCAACAATATATAAATTTACTCATTACAGACTTGAAAGAGCATAACAATACTTTTAATCCTCTGGATAATTTTTTAAACAATCAGAAAAAACAAACGACAATTAAGATGAAAAGGTAAATATAATATAATCAATAAAAATAACGTAAAAAAGCAAATACATAAACCTACCATATGTATTTGCTTTTTTAGCCTTAAATCGACTCTAAAACAAAAGTTAGTTTAAGGGTAGACCAATAAGTCAATGCAGTATATAAAATTGCTTAAATCTCAATATACAAGCTTAAAGCTAATAAAAAAGGGTATTACCTGTGCAATATATTATGCGGTAGTATCCTTTTTTATTAGTTTTAATCTAACACGAAATGTTAATTATGATTTCAATATTAAAATTTTAGCCTTTTCAAACATTTCATTTGTTATATATCCTTTTTCGTGTAATTTTTTATTAATATGTAATTTAATACCTATTTCAAATTGTTTCTGATTTTCCTTTAATTGTTCTTCGCTGTATCCTTGTGCTTTTCCATCTACAACTGTAACTGTAAATGCTTTATAACCCAAGCAATCATCCCTTCTGTACTTATCTTATCACCTTAATTATTTCATATAAGCAAAAAAATAGATACCATAAATTTTTAGTATCTATTACTTAATTTGGTTATATTTCCTCTCCTGTATCATTCATTTTAAATGTTCCAATAAACTCACAATCTAAAGCTTCAGCAATTTCCTGCAATTCTTTTTCTGAAAAATTATCACGCTTAAATTTTCCGCTTAAATTTTGAGATGTGCAATTTAATTTTTCTGCCAATTCCTTTACTGACATTTTTCGTTTTAGCATTAAAATGCGTACTTTTTCAGTTAACATATACTTTTGCTCCTTTAATATTCTATATATTATTATAAACTATTTGATTAATAAAATCAACATATAATTTAAAAAGTAATTAAATAATTTCAAAAAGCTGTTGACAACATCAATTATATAATTTATAATGTAATTAAATAGTTACACAATCAAACTAAAAATTATAAAAACTAAAGGAGAAGAAAAAATGGCATTAATTAAAAACAAACCAACAACACTATCAAACCAAGAGAAAGAATTGTTATTGAGATTCATAACTGAAGACTATAATTGCAGAATGGAGCTTATAGTTGATACTCCAGAAAATATACTTCATGATATTATTAAATACAAAGGATTTGCCTATAATATGTACAAGCATATTATTGATAAGATATCAGAATTAAAACCATTAGAAAATAAAGAAGATGGGATTCAAAAAAGTTTGTATTATGGAAATTTAATAATTATCATGGCAAAAATCTTGGACGATGAAAGGTAAATTTAATATGATATTACCATTATATAATATAATAGAAAAAATTGTAGATTGGATATTAGAACGAGATTCGAAAAATAGGTAGAAGAATTAAGGAATTAGAACGATTGTATGGGGTGCAAAATGGAAGACCTGAAAAAACCTTGAACAATGTACAAAGTTTTACCCAAGATGATTTAGCCGAAAAACTTAATCTTGAAATAGAAGAGAATAAAATTAGAAAAGGATTTACATTTAGTGAATTAATGCATTGTGCAGAATTAAGAAAAGCCGAATTAAGTAAGGTTGCAAGAGAGAATCAACAATCTACTCAATTTGGGAATACGGATTGCCAAACATTTGTCACCCCAATAGGTCGTGTTAATGATAAACTTGCACAAGAATTAGATTTAGGCTCTGGTGAACAGTATCGTAAGGCAGAATACATATATAAAAATGCCGATGAAGAAATGATTAAAGCATTAGATGAAAATAAATTATCTATAAATAAAGCTTATAATACAGTCAAACAACAAATGTTAGAAGCAACTAAAATATCATCTGATTTAGCCGTAAAAAATAAAGAATTGAATGAGAAAATAAATAAAAAAACTTATCAAAAAACTATTGACAAGTATTCGGAAAAGGTATACAATAATAAGCGGAGCATTATGCCCAATACACAAACAACACGTCTTTTAACGTGTGTATCTATAACATTTTATATAATTTTTATCTACAAATGGATTTTATCATAAAGTGTTATATATGTCAAGTGTTATTTAATAAAATATTTTATGATAGGAGTATATTAACTAAGAATGAGTGAAAAGAAAAAGAACGTATTTAAAAATGGAATTAATATTTTAAGCTTTGAGGGAATTGATTTATTTTTTAAGGATACAACCAAGCTTAGGGACAAGGACGGGAAAATTATTTATAAGCAGTATAAAAATAATTTAGATTACAGTTTAGATTTGTTAAAATTAACAGCTGATAAAGAATTTTATTTTATGGAAAAGGTTAATGGTAAAACTAAAATATTTAGTGATAAGGTAATTAATGTTACTTTTAAGCGTGCAGTGCATACTAAATATAGTAATGATAAAAATATTGAAAATGAAGAATTTAAAATGCCTACCTACAATATAAGATTGCAATTATACACTAATGGCTTTAAATTAAATGGTTTACAATATATATACTGGAAACGTAGCACAGGAAGTGCAAGAAAAGGAAAATGCCTATTTATTGAGCAATCTACATATAATAAAATAAAAAGCTGGGAAATGTGCGGAATAAAAATAAAAAAAGATTGTAATATTGATTTAGCATCCTTTGAAGCATATAAATCACTTACATTATCATCAATTATAGATACTATTAATATTAAACCTTCTAATATACTTGTAATGGACAAGTTACCTACATCATGCAGACAAGAAGTGTTTACAACAAGGGAAGTAAACGGAAAGTTAATTACAAAAAAAGAATTAACAGATGTAACTAATGATGATATATGGGATGGACAAGGGTTGATAGATATTAGTATGTTTAGTAATGAGTATCAAACAAAATATAATGATATATGTATGTTGTTATTGAGAAATAGATTTTTTAAATCAGCTTGTTTTAGTACCGATATTCAGCAATGGTTTAAAGATAATGATATAACAGAGGTAAGCCAATTAAATGGAGAAACAAAGGCAAAACAAATAAGTGATATTAAATTAATAGTGACCACCTCAAGTATCAAATACTTAAAATTTGGAACGCTTGAAAATTGGTTCAGGCAAACAAATAGCAGTACAACATTTGGTATAGTTAAAACTGAAAAGCCTACATACTTTTTTGATGGTAGGATGGTACAGACACATTATCAATTACTCAATAGCTTATTGTTAACTAAAAATGAAGTTAAAGAATTTGTACAGCCTACCGTAGATTATATTAATCTACTCAAAACAAACGTACCAGTATTATTAAACCATTTAAAAATCAATACAGATACGGAAAATTATGATTTTGATAAAGATAAAAAAATAAGTAAAAATGATATTTATTATAAACTATTAAATAATAATCCTCAATTTACACAAACGCAATTGTATCGAGATTTTGTTAACACATTAGTTGATAGTTATAAAGACAATGCAATGCAGGGGCATATATTAGTCGATGGTAATTACAGTACATTATTAGCTTGTCCTGTAGAGATGCTCCAGCATGCAATTAAACAATTTGATGGTACACAGCAATTACAAGGAGACGAAATACATACCACTAACTTTGCATATGGGAAAGAATTAGTTTGCACACGTTCTCCGCATATAGCCAGTGGTAATATACTTGTAACTACTAACAAGGCTAATGCTTTAATAGATAAATATATAAATTTAAGCAGTGAAATTGTTGTTATAAATACAATTAATAGTACCATTTTACAAAGATTACAGGGTGCAGATATGGACTCGGACACTTTGTTAATTACTGATAATCAAATATTACTTGATGCCGCAAAAAGAAATTATGATAAATTTTTAGTACCTTGTAATTTTGTACAAGCAAGAGGTAAAGTAGATTATAAATATAATAATGTTGATAAGGCAAGACTCGACCACATTACAAAAAATGCTAAAATCGGTGAGATAGTTAATCTAAGCCAAAATTTGAACAGTATAATGTTCAATGAATATTTAGCAACAGGTAAAATAAACGAAGATATATATACAGATATAGCACAATTAAGTAGTATGTCAGGCATTGCGATAGATAGTGCAAAAAAGAATTTTAATTGTAATTTGGTTTCGGAGTTAATAAAAATCAGAAGTAAATACGATGATTTAAAGGATAATAAAAGTTACTTTTTCAAGCACATAGATAAAAATAAAAGCTTCAATAAGATTAAAAAAGCAGAACAAAAAGAAAATGAAAAAGTTAAAGATTATAAAAAATACAATTGCACGATGAATTATGTTGTCGACAAATTGGAAAAGGTAAAATTACCTAACTTTAAACCAATAAAAAAACAAGACAAGGTAAAATTAATTGATATTTTGGACAAAGATGTTTTAAAAAATTATAGAACGGATTACCTTCAACAAGAGATGATAGACGAAATAGTATCGGCAATAAAAAAATATAAAAGTGGTATAGCAGATTTGAAAAAAGAAGCTGATGCAAAGGAAAGATTTAAACTGAAGGTTAAATTAGATGAATATTTTTTAAGCTTGATTGAGGATAAAAAATTAAACAAAACAACCATAATTGAATTACTAACAATACTTGAAAATGATGATAATAGTATAATTAGAGGGTATATGTTTAATATGTTGTTTAGTCTTGATAATAGTTTTATTAATCAGCTTATTAACTCAACAAAAAGTAGAAAAGATATAATATTTTTACAGGAAACCGATAAAATGGGCAATATTCGACTATATAATTTTCGTTATAATTATGTAAAAAGTGATGAAAATTCTATTGATGAATTGATTGCTTAAAGTATTGGAATATCAATGTATTTTTTCGGATAAAAAAGCAAGCTATTTTTTAATAATTATACTTATTTGTAATAAAACATTGAGAAATAAAAATAGATAATTGGAATAATAGGAAGGGATATAATGCTCCATAGTTTAGCGTTTGATACGAGTTTTTAAGTATTATATTTTTCCTCTTTCATTTTATATTTTATTTATGGGTTGAGCATGGCATATGTATATTAATTGTTTTTCTTGCCATTAACAATTAAACTTTTTCTTACATGCTCAACCTACACTCTAAATATAGAATAAATAACGCAATAAAAAAAACAGAAAATAAAATAACCAACAAATAAATCAAAAGAATAGATAAAAGGAAGTAAAGTAACCAAAATATCAAGATATAATACCGCCAATATTATGTTGAAGTATAAAGGTTATTCCAATTTCTCAGACAATGATTAGGATATGCAGTAGTAAGGCGCAGACTATTGTATGTTTGGCAATAATTATTGTTGAAGGGCAAAAGAGAAATGCTGGAAGGCAAAGTAATTTTGCTTAAATAGTAAAACTTAGAAGTGTCATAGTTTTTAAGTTACCTATAGTTAAAAAAGAAGAATAAATAATAATTACACAATAGGGAATCATGCTGTTGCTCCGACTTGTAATAATTTTTTATTTTACTTCTTTTTATCTGTTCTTTTAATAACTGATTTAAGAAAATTTGTGATATTCTTACTCATCAGTATTATTATAAATGGTATATATCTATAATAATACTGATGATGAAAGATAATTTTAAAGATTCATTTAGCACATAAGGATAGGTTAGATGAATTAAGTATGAGAGTAAAAAATCCGACCACCACCAAATTGGGGGTGCTCGAAAATAATCTCCTTTCAGAAACTATTTATTATTCAGAGCGTGGTATTATGGAAATCTGCCGATGGAGTAGACAAAAGAAAGCGGATGAATTTCCCGCACTCTTATACATAACATAAATGTGCTGTATAAGTGAAGGTAACCCAAAAATGTCTTATCTCTACAACTGGACAGAATATCACAAATCATAAATTAAAAATAGAATAGAAAAATATCACTTCGAAGAAAATATTGATTTTTCAACTTTAGCTCAAAAAAGAGCGAAACCTAATGGTGGCAGACCAAGTATTAATCATCAATTAACAATTGATATGGCAAAAGAAATTGCAATGATACAAAATAATGAAAAAGGTCAACTTGCTCGTAAGTATTAATAATAATATAAATAACAATAATATTTACTACCCTTTACAGGGTAAGTAGATAATCATTTACAATAATAATTTAAGTGAGGTATTTAATGAGTAATAAAAAATATATATACAATTATGACATTGAACAGTGCAATCAATTGTTTAAATTAAATGTCAAGCCAATTGGCTGCGGAATTAATAAAAAAACTAATAGCGTTTATCATGTGTTTTATCCAAATGCCTATTACTTTGGGATGTTAGACAAGCTATTACAACAAGATAATATTAAAGATGATGCACAGTCAAAAAACGTTGAAAATACATCGAGGTTACTTTTACAACAAAATAATGTTGTGTGACTCTATTTCGCTTAGAGTGGGACAACAAAATAATGTTGTAAAAGTGACTCATATAATTAAGAAAAGAAATATAATTAAGAAAAGAACATATACCACTCTAAAGAGTGTTACAACATTTCTTTTTCAAGTCATATATAATTTAAAGATAGGAAAGGATATTTAATATAAAAACATGAAAAAAAATATAACTTTAAAAAATAAAATATTACAAGATAATAACTTAAGTGATAATGCTATTTGCGTATATACTGCATTAATGAATATTTACCATTTTGGACAAGATAATTATTATATCAATTATAATTTATTAGCTTTTCAATTGTTTGGAAACAGTAATTTTACAAGATATGATGTAAATAATATTAAGAATGGGTTTAATCAGCTGATAGATAAAAATATTATATCTATTGTTGAAGAATTAGGCAAAAACGAATTTATGGTTAATCTACCTGATTTCTATGTTGATAAAGATAAAGATTATAGATTGATTGCTGAAGGTAAAGATATTGAAACTATATTTAATTTATGTAATGTTAATAAATTTGCTTTGTTGAGGTACTATTTAACATTGTTATCTACTGTACATTTTAAAACCACTATTGAATTTAATGGCAAGGATATTAATAATTTTGTTGGCTTTATGACACAAGATTATATCTGTGAATTAACAAACATATCTAAAAAGGTTATTTTAAATTATAATACTTTGTTAGAGGAAAACAAGTTAATATATATTTACAGGCATAATAAAAAAGTATTATTTGATGATGGGAATATTAAAACATTAGGGAATCAATACGGTAAATATAAAAATAAAGAATATATTGAACATTATGCTGTATATGTATATGAAGATAAACATTATAGTATTATTAACAAAGATAGTGATGATAATAAGATTGTTAAAGATAATCAAATTGGCAGAAGCTTGTCAGCCAAATATAATGCTATGCTCAATGGTAAGGTATATGATATAGAAACTATTAAGGAAATATATTTTTATATTAAAGCAAATAATGAAAAATACAGTAAAGATGAATATTACAAAGATAAAATAAAAGATTTATCCATATTTGATAAATATAATTTTGATAAGGATACTACAACTTTATTATCTGATGCGGATATTTGGGGCAGTGACGATACAATGACAAGTATTGATGATACAGAAAATAACATTGATATAGAAGAGTATTTTGCAGACTTACATAGTAAATTACATCATATTTCTCCAAGTGTTCAGATAGCTGCTCAAATGGAATTTGATAAACTTAATGAAGTATCTACAAATGAGATTTGAAGAATATGAAAAATTGATTGCTTAAGGATTGTAATATTTTGTAGTATCATGTATAATATTGGTAGATGTATAGGAAAGGGAGTAGGAAGAATGGAATTGCAATTAAAATTTAAAGATGGTATGATACATACACGAAATTGGAAGGAATCTGAAGGTTTATTAACAACAAAAGAAAATGGGGAAAATATTTTAGATTACTTAGTAAAAGGCAAACGGAACAATTCCCCAATAGTGTTAAAAACTTCTAACGGTCAAGATATTGTCCGTAGTTTTGAAGATTTAAAGTCTATAGAAATCATCTTTTAAATAATAATTAAATATTTACAAATCAAGCACTGACATTGTAGTTGGTGCTTTTTTAATGCAAAAAAATAAAAGGAGTAAATGAGTTATGCCAAAGAAAATCAAACAGTACAAGCCTGATAATACTGAGCCAATTAATATAAATAGAGTTATTAAAGACCCTGCAATTATTAATTATCTACATGCGTTAGGTGTTCCATTGTATATGATACGGGAGCGGAATAAAAAGGATAGTTATTTTGCAATTGCCGGAGTGGATGTAACAGAATATTTGAGTAAATGGGGTGAGCGATATGGAGTGTAAAACAGAAAGACGAATATACAGCATAAATAAATTAGCTTATTTGCTATCTGTGGGTGTAAAAATAGACTTAAAAATTGAAGCTGATGTAAATGGTAGAAATAAACTTTATGGTGTTGTTGAGGGCGATATAAGTGATATTATTGCTAACTATTATCAAGATGAACAGTTACATAAGTTTATCGGAGCATTTAGGGAAATTAAGGGATTGCTAAAGATTGATATTAACACAATATAAAAATATAGAAATATAAAATAAAAAAATATAAAAAAAAATATAAGGGAGTAATGAAAACATGATTGAATTAGGTAAAATAAAAATAAACGTTTATGAAAACAACGATGGAGAAATAGTATTTACAAAAAAGGAAATGGATGAATTGAGAGAAGAAACTCACGATTTTAATTATGAGTTGTTTTTGTACAGGATTAAAAATTCTAATTTAACATTAGAGAAGATGAATTTGGAAAATCAAATAAAGGAAAGAGATAAGGAAATAGCAGAATTGAAAAAGTTTATAGATTCCCGTTTTGGAAAATGGAATTTGTTTAGGGGAAATTATTAATAAATATTATGGGGAGATAAAATATGATAAAGATAAAAGTTAATTATAAAAATGAAAATAAGTTAGTACAGGAATATAAAAAATTTATAGATGATTTTGACAAAATGAGCGATGAAGAAAAAATGAATAAATATGACTATTTTTTATGGGAATATCGTTCTAAATATGCAGCAGAAGGAATTAAAAGAATGGAATCAGAAATAAAAATAAAAGAGTTGGAAAAGAAATTAGCAGATATTGAATTGAAAAATAATCAAAAAGATATGCGGTTAATTGATGCTGTAATAGATGCGATATATGATACTGATATTGATTTTTATAATAAATTAGTTAGAAATGTAAAATTTGGAGAAGAAGAAATAATAATAAAAGATAAATAGATAGACAGGGAAATAGATAAAAGGAAAGGAAGTTGATAGGGATGCCAAAACATATTGAAGGAATAACAGACCAGATGGCAAAGGCTATATCATTGTTAGTATGGTCAGATAAAAATAAAACAGAAATAGCCGAAGAAATAGGAGTAGATAGGGTTACGATTTACAGGTGGTATAAACGTGATGATTTCATGAATGAGTTGCAGAAGGAACGTAGAAATAAATTTGCTGTTTACGGTGACGTTGCATCAAAAGAGTTATTAAAACTTGTTAAAGATGATAGCGATAAACGTACACAGTTACAAGCAATAAAAATGATATTAGGTGAGAATGGACTATGTACTGATAAGTTAGACATTAACGAAAATACCACAACAAATTTCGTTATCAGCTATATTAATAATGAAGATAACGATTTCGATGATGAATAAAATTGTGTTTAATATACAAACAAACTCTACTATTGTGCTTAAAATAAAGATGAATAGAACATACATATAATATTACATTAATTGGTAGATGTATGAATTTATTATAATATTATGTCGCAAAACCTCGGTTATATGACTATTCTTATTATTATAAAAAGCTAATATAAATTAAATTAATATTGTAATTGCAAGGTGTATATCAATTGTGATTTGCGCCTTGCTTTTTATTGCCTTAATTTAAATATATATGCAGATAATTTGATGTATAATCGGTTCGTTTTCATACAATAAAACAGGAAAATTGAAACAGGAAAATAAAATTTTAGTTTTAATAGACTGGCAGAAGTAGAGTAGAATAGGGGCATCCCCCCCCACATAGGGCGGTTATATGGCATATATACCACTATTCCTATACGCACGCTAAAAATTAACCGAGAATTAACCTTAAAGGGCATTTATAATGCTCTTTTTTATATGTAAGAAGGTGATAAACATAAAAACAATAACATTTAATATGAACATCATTAATAAATCATATCAGCCATATTTTTTAGATTACTCTCACCGCTATGAAATATATTATGGTGGGAGAGCAAGCGGTAAGACAAAATTTATTTGTCAGAAACTTTTAAATAAGGCATTAAGAGAAAAAAGAAGAATCTTATTCATGATGAAAACTGGCGGTAATGTTAAAGAAGGAATTAGGAAAGAAATCATTGAATTAATTGACGAGTGGAATATTAAAGCACTTGATACAAAAGATAATAAATTAATAATCCGTGAAAGTGACTTATCTATAATCTTACAAAATGGAAGTGAATTACTGTTTAAATCGTTAGATAAAAGTGAGAAGGCAAAAGGCTGGCAAGGATTATCTGATGTATATATGGATGAAGCGGATTTATTTACAGCTGACGATTATATTACAATAAATGGCTCACTCAGAAGCATGAAATATAAAAATTTACAGCTTATAATTTCTTTTAATCCAACTTCCATGCAATCATGGATTTACAAAATGTGGTTTGACAATAAGCCTGTTCCTGATAATACATTAATAGTACATAGCACTTATAAAGATAATTCATTTTTACAACCAAATTATCATGATGAAGTATTGATGCCATTAAAAACAACTGACCCACGCAGATATGAAATAGATGCTAATGGATTATGGCAAGCACAAGGCAAGTTAGTCTTTGAACATAATTGGAAAGTGGAGGAATTTAATCCCTATGAATTAATAAAAAATAATGAAGATTTAGAAGTTTATTGTTCTTTAGATTGGGGATATATTGACCCTACAGCAACAGCATATTGTTTAATTGATAGTAAGTCAAAAATTTTATATATTTGTGAAGAAATTTATCAAAGAGGCTTAACTAATATTGAGATTTCAAAACTTTTAAAGGAAAAGGGATGGCATAAATATAGAATAATTGCCGATTCTGCAAATCCGAAAGATATAGCAGACTTGAAGAAGATGGGAATTAACAAAATTAAACCTTGTAGAAAAGGTAAAAATAGTATAATTTCAGGCATTAAAAAATTACAAGAGTATCAAATAATAATACATCCCAAATGCACTAATACAATAATTGAATTTAATAACTATACTTGGAAACAGGACAATAATACGCTTGAATTTATTGAGACGCCTATCGATGATTTTTGCCATATAATTGATGGATTGAGATACATAATTTTTGAAGTGAAAAAACCATTTAAACAAATAACAGTAAGATTATAACAATAACAGAACAAAATAAAGAAGGTGATTAAAATATTTTACGAAAATAAAGATGTTGTAATGACAACGGAAAGAATTAAAAAATACATAGAAGTATTTAAGTATAAATATTTGCCACGATTGCAGAAATTAAAAAGATATTATGACAATGAGGCTGATATTTTATATAGAGAATTTCAGGATAAAACAAAACCGAATCATAGAATAAGCGTAAATTTTGCGGATTTAGTTTCAAATATCAGCACAAATTATTTTATCGGTAAGCCTGTTAGCTACAATGCTACAGATGAAAATCTATTAACCGACTTAAACAATATATTCCGTTATAACGATGAACAGACTACAAATAATACAATAGCATTAAATCAATCTATATATGGCTATGGTTTAGAAGTTATTTATTTAGATAATAACTCTAATGTTAGATTTATGCCGATAGATGTTGAAAATACAGTATTAATATTTGATAACACATTAGAGAAAAATTTGATTTATGCTATTAGATTTTTTGAAAACACTGATATTTTGAATAGTGAAAGTAAAATGTTTATTGAATTATATTCTGAGACAGATGTTAAATATTATGTTGAAACAAAAGACGGTTTAATGTTGACAAATACAGCACCGCATTATTTTGGAAACTGTCCTGTTAATATTTATAGAAATAATATTGACAATGTTGGAGATTTTGAAAAAGTTATTCCTCTTATAGATGCTTATAATCTTGCATGCTCCGATAGTGCAAACGAACAAGAAGCGTTTAATGAGGCATATTTAGTTTTTAAAAATACGGATTTAGATAACGATAAAGTTACAGCAATGAAAGAAACAAGAAATATTATTATAGAGGATGCCGCAGAAGGTTCACCTGCATCGGTGGCATTTTTATTGAAAAATGGAAATCCAACAGAAGCAGAAACCAACAAACAAAGAATTGCTTCAGATATCCATAAGCTTACTTTTATCAATGAAATGTCAGGAGATGGACAAAAGAGTCATACAAGTAGTGCTGGGTCGCAGTTGTCTTTACTTGGATTGTCTCAGGTAATGGCAAGGAAAGAAGCATTTTTTAGATTTGGATTAACAAGAAGGATTGAGATTATATGCGAATTACTCAATATAAAAGGCAGTAACTATAATTTTAGAGATGTTTCAATTGTATTTTCAAAAAATGTACCCATAGATAATGTTGTTGTTGCTGATACGGTTAGTAAGCTTAGAGGCTTGGTAAGTGATGAGACTTTATTATCTCAATTACCTTTTATTCAGGATATAGAAGTTGAAAAAGAAAGACTTGCTAAACAAAACGAATTAAACAGCTATTCCAATATTTTTAATGATATGACTGATATGTTAAACGGTGGTACAGATGGCGAATAAAAAACAATCTGATTACTGGCAAGCAAGATTATCAGATTCGATATTCAAAAAGAATATAAAAGAAGCTGAAAGATTATTGCTAAAATACTACAAGCAAGCCAATAAAACAATACAATCTGAAATAGCTGATTTATATGCCAAAATGTTAGCCGATGGTGAAATATCATCTAATACATTGTATTCCTTCAGCAGATATAGAGATTTACAAGATACTATTCAAAAGGAATTGTACAAGCTTGGTAAAAAAGAAGTAGAAACAATGCAATTAACATTGTTTGATAGCTTTAAGGAAGTCTATATTAAGACAAATGAGAAATTAGGAATAAATACAACATGGACAATCCTTAATGAAAACTTTGCAAAGGAAATAGTTAACGCAAATTTTAAAGGTGCAAAATACAGTAGTCGTATATGGGACAATAAAAGCAAATTAAAACAACACATTGAAAAAAATATAGTTGATACTGTAATAGCAGGGAAATCAAAAGATATTGCGGTATCAAAAATTATAGATAGTTTTAATGTTGGGTTCAATGATGCAGATAGGATTGTACGTACTGAGACAATGAGAGTATTAAATGACGGTCAAAAACAAACATACATTGACAGAGGATACACTCATGTTGAATGGCTTGTAGAAGATGACGATAGGCTATGTGATGAGTGTTCTCCTTTGTCAGGTAAAATATTTGATATAAATGCCGTCCCAACGCTCATCCATCCCCGATGCAGATGTACTTTTGTCCCAGTATTAGATTGAGGTGATTAAAAAATATGAATAATACAGTAAAATTTACAAGTCAGATAGATGGTACTATAACAGCCACAATATATAATAGTAATGGTGTTAAGCAAGTAATTGCTGGTTGCGATATTAAATTACGGATTGCTGAAGAGTTTGGCGATACTGTTTTATTAGAAAAACAAATGACAATAAATTCCAACAATGAAGCAATTGCAGAGTTAACACCGCAGGATACCAATATGTTAATAAAAGGCAATTATCAGATGCAATTAATTATTATTGATGTTTTAGGCAAGAGAAATGCCACAGAAAAGCAAAGAATATACATTGATGATATATTAGGGGATTAGATTGTTTAACATTAGTTTTAATGTAATACAAATACAAAAAAATGCAATACATAGGAGTATATATAATGGCTAAATTAAAAATAGATATAATACAAGTTGATAATAACATAGATTTACCAAGTAATAAAATTGACAATAACATTGATTTTGATAGTAATAAAATTAATAATGATATTGATTATGATTTGGAACAAATTGATAATAATGTTGAAATGTCAAGCAATAAAATTGATAACGATATAAATATCCAGTCTGAATCTGAATTACTGACTGCTTTTAATAAAAAGGTTGGGGATTTAAAAACCATGACAATGGGTGATTTAAAAAATATTAAATTATATGATTTGTATTATATTGATAATAAATAGCAAAATTATTGTCTTTTGTGGGGCAGACATTAAAGAACCGTGCAAATATAAAAAATGATTTGGGTACTCTTATAGGGTACGTGAAAGGAAGTTATAAAAATGGATAATAACAAAGATTTAAACAAAGACAATCAAAATATGGATAATCAGGATAACAAGGATAATCAAAACAACAATCAAAATATAGACAATAATAAGGATAAAACTTTTACGCAGTCTGATTTTGACAGAGAAATAAGTAAAATGTATGAAAAGTTAGAAGCAAAATTTAACAAACGTGCTGAAACAGCAAAGCAAGAGGCTACTAAATTAGCTAATATGAATGCTGAAGAACGTTTGAAATATGAAATTGAGCAAAGAGAAAAGAAGATAGCAGATAAGGAAAAGGAATGGACACTTAAAGAAAATAAGTATGAATGCTCCAAAATTCTATCTGAAAAATCATTACCTGTTGCATTTGCTGATTTTGTGGTAGCTGAGGATGCTGATACAATGAGTAAAAATATCAATCTATTTGACACAGAATTTAAAAAAGCGGTCAAGGCAGAAGTAGAAAAAAGATTAGGCTCTACTACTCCTAAAACTGGTACTATTGGACTTGATGGACAGATAACGAAAGAAGAATATAATAAGTTAAATACAACTCAAAAAAGGCAGTTGTATGAAAATAATCCAGAATTATGGAAAGTATTAACAAATTAATAAGCGATATTAATAAACAATAAATTGCACAAAACTAAAAAATCAGGAATTATACTTAGTTGTATAATTAATCTACATGTGCAGGTAGACTAAAAAAGGAGTTATAAACATGGCAATACAATTATTCGATAGTAAATTTTATGAAAAAACAGTAACAGATATTTTAAATACTAAAATACAAACAGGGAATTTAATGACACTTGATACAGATTTGCAAGGCATTGATGGATTGAAAAAAGAAGTTAGAAAGTACACATATTCAGGTGAAGTTGAAAAATTAGCAAAAGGTGCTACATCAACTAAAACAGGTTCGGTTACTTTTTCAACAGAGACATATGAAGTTGAAAGATGGCAACAAAAATTTAAATATAATGATGTAGATGTAATGACAGATAGTACCGCGATTGATGTTGGGATAACAGGTATGGCAACAACTATGGTAAATGATATTAATTCAAAATATTTTGCTGAATTAGAAAAAATATCCAACAATTATGCGTATACAACTTTTAATTATGATACTATTGTTGATGCATTAGCAAGTTTAAATTTAGAGGTTGAGGAAGGTTTATTTATTGTAATGGGTAATGATTTAAAAGCAACTATTAGAAAAGATAGTGATTATAAATCAAGTAGGCAAGGTGAAATACTTTATACTGGACAATTTGGCAATATTTGCGGTATACCTGTGATTTACTCTGCACTTGTACCCACAGGGACAGCATATATTACACGTAAAGATGCTGTTAAAAACCTTGTAAAAAAGGATGTAATTATTGAAAAGAAACATGATGAAGATTCAAAAGAAAATGCAGTGTTTGCAACAAGATACGGTTTAGTAGTATTAGTAGATGACACTAAATCTCTAAGATTAACTAAAACAGCATAATTTGAGAGGGGTATATCCTCTCTCTTTAATTTTATAGGGAGGTATAAAAATGGATATTCTAACTCAAATTTTGATATTGAATCCAAATAAAGATGTAGCAGTTATAGAATTATTAATAGAAAAAACTAAAGCAGAAGTAGTGTTAATAACAAAGCGTGATTATGTTTCCCAAATGGATAATGTTGTGTCAGATATGGTTATATGGAAATTAAATACATTAGGCACAGACGGAATAACTGCACAAAGTTATAACGGAATCAGTGAATCATATTTAGATAATTACCCTATTAGTATTAGAAAGCAATTATCAGCATTAACTAAAAGGGTGTTTTTCCTATGATAAATTCTAATATGAAACCAGTAGATGTATATGAAATCAAACCTACATATAACGATTTAGGTGTAGAAGTAGAAACACAACAGTTAATAAAAAATATTGATTGTTTTATTACTTTGAGAAGTACAGAGGATAAAATGATTGATATATATTCATATGAAATAGCAAATTACATAGGAATTACAGCAGATAAAACTATTGTTAAGGGAAATATACTAAAACAAAATAACGTTGATTATAAGGTTATAGAAGTGCTTAATTTACTAAGAAATACACAAGTTTTATTAAAATCAATTAAGGCGGTGAAGTAATGGCAGATTTTAAAGTTACTCTAAACGAGGAATTAATAAATAAATTGTTGCCTGAAGCACTGGCAAAGGGACTGGAATATGCAGGGCAGTTAGTAGAGAATGAAGCTAAAAAAAATTGTCCTGTTGATGATGGAATTTTAAGGGCAAGTATTACCCATGAAGTGGATGAGGAAAATTTAAGCGTAACTATCGGCTCAAATGTTGAGTATGCTCCCTATGTACACGAAGGCACAGGCATCTACCACCCAGAGGGCAGAAAAACAGCGTGGAAATACACCACAGCAGATGGACAAACATATATATCACATGGACAAAAACCGAATCCATTTTTAAGGGATGCAGTTGATAATAATATGGATAAGATTGCTGAAAAGTTTGAAAACCTAATAGAATAGGGGTGATTATATTGATATTAACAGATATATTAGATGGATTAAAAAATGATACAGAATTGCAGTCACTTCTTGAGGGTACATTAACAGATAAAAAAATATATGCTTTTAGTGCTGACAAATTAAAAAGCATTGCCTATGTGTATACTGATTTAAATAGTAATAAGATTACAGGACAAGCAAGACTTGAATTAACTATTAATACGTTAAAAGTAGATTATGAGTTGAATATGTTAATATTAGACAGATTGAAGCAATTATTATTGACATTTGCAAGTGAGGAATTTAACGATAATATTCTAACCATTGAGCAAAACGGCGGTGGAATATTGGAAAATGAGGAAACAAAGACAATCCATAATAAAATAATTTTTATAATTAAATACAGAGAAAGGAATGATTTATAATATGGCAGATAAAAAAAGAATGGCACTTGGCAGCGGTAGAATATATATAATGACTTATATGGGTACATTGCCAACCGATGAAGCGTTAGAAATTGAAGATAATATATTAGGGAATGTATCAGGTGGTGCAAGTCTTAAGTATACTCCTACATTTCAAACAGTTGAGGATGATTTGGGTTTAGTTAAAGAAACATTTTTAACTAAAGAAGAAGCAGTATTAAAAAGTGGTCTATTAACATGGAATGTAAATACACTTAAAAAACTAATAAGTACTGGGAGAGTTACAGAAACAGGAGAACCAGTTACAAAAAGAACATTAAAAATTGGCGGTATTGAAAATTTTGTTAATGAAAGCTATGTAATAAGATTCGTACATAAAAATAATAAAAATGGTGATTTAAGGGTAACTATTGTTGGAAAAAATGATGCAGGATTTGAATTGAATTTTAATCCTGATAATCCTACAGTCATAAATGCGGAATTTAAAGCATTGCCAAATGATTCAACGGGAACGCTAATTATATTAGATGAAGAAGTGAAATAAATCTTAGAGGGTAGCAATACCCTTTTTTAATTACAAAAAATAGAGGTGAAAATATGATTGATTTATCAATGCTAAATAATAAAACATTTGATATAACATTACAAGATGGAACGGTATTGAATATAAGAAAACCGTCAAATGAATTATTCAAAGAAACTTTTAAAATGATTGAATTAATAAAGAAAAATGGGGAAGAAAAAAATATTGTAAATGCAATATATATATTTCTAACAAAAGTTTTTAATCGAAATTTTAATGATATTAAATTTACACAACAACAAGTAGAAAATTTAATTGATATTGATATTTCTATGTATCTGATAAAGGAATATCAAAACTTTTTAACTGAGGTTATACAAGATATAAATTTTTAGTAATCCCTTATTATCCTACAAAAACGGAAGATAAGGGATTTTATTTTGATATTTACACAGCAGAATTAAAAATAATATCGGATTATGCAGGCTTGAATTTTGAGCAAATAAACGACTTGGATTTTGATTTGTACAAGCTGTATTTTAGAGATGCTTATATCTATAAATTACAGCAATCAAAGGAAGGGCAGGAATACCTTGAAAATGCTTATTATTTCAGTCAAACAGAGCCAGATAGGGAAAAATTAAGAAAAACATTTGATAAAGATTGATATATCAATAAAAAACTCCATAAAAGGAGGTGATTAAAATAATTGATTTAGCAAAATTAAAGGTAACGATTACTACCGATGCTGAAAAAGCCAAGCAAGAATTAAACGATGTTGGAGATACCGCCCAAAAGCAAGAAAGTAAATTTAGTAAGTTTGGTAGTGCTTTAAAAACAGGTGCAACAATTGGAGTAACAGCAGTTGCAGGGTTGGCTACAGGATTAGCTAAAATGGCTACAGGCACAGCAGAAACAGCCAAAGAAATAGATAGACTAAGTCAACAAACTGGTATGAGTACAACAGCATATCAAGAATGGGATTATGTCATGCAGCAGTTAGGCTATTCCATGGAACAAGCAGCAGGAGACTTTAGCGCATTAGGTGAAAAAGCTATGGATGCTGCCAATGAAACAGGTGAAGGCGCGGAATTATTTGGCTTGTTAGGTGTTGCTGTAACTGATACTACTGGGAAGATGAAATCTCAGGAACAAATTTTTAGTGAAACTATTACCGCATTACAAGGCATGGAAGATGTAACGCAAAGAAATGCTATTGCTTCAGCATTGTTAGGCACAACAGGAGAAGAATTAACAAGCATATTAAATATGACAGGCACTGAAGTAGATGCCATGAAGCAAAAGGCACATGATTTGGGTGCTGTTATGTCAAAGGAATCTATAGATGCAAGTGTTAAGTTTGGTAATAGTTTAGGCGATTTAAAAGCATCCTTTGGCGGTGTAGTAGCTGAATTAGGTGTTGCCTTTATGCCGTTACTACAAAATTTAGCTGACTGGACAATTGCCCATATGCCTGAAATAAAAAAGACAATGGAAGTTGTATTTGGGGCAGTTAAAATAGCAGTTGATATAGCAGGTAAATCATTTAATGCTATACTCCCTATTTTAGTTGCATTATATGAATGGATTGAGCCGTATTTCCCTGCCATACAAAATATTGTAGAGACGACATTCGGGGCGATAGGTAAAGCGGTACAAATAGTAACTGATATATTTTGGGGTGTAGTGGATGCAATTAAAGCAGCCATTAGTTGGTTAAGTAGTTGGAATAACACGGAAGCCAAAGATAAGAATACAAGTTTTAAAAGTGGTAGAGATTATGATGGTAGCCATAAAGATGGATTAGATTATGTACCATATGATGGATATCGGAGTGTGCTCCACGAAGGCGAGGCAATATTAACCGCACAGCAAGCCGACATTTGGAGAAATAATACTAATAACAATATTAATATTAGTGGAAATAACTTTGTAATCAGAGAAGAAGCAGACATTACAAAAATGGGTAGAGAATTACAAAGACAAATAACAAGAAAGCAAAGGGGAACAGCCACAGCATAGAAAGGAGTTGTATATTATGGCAACTAAATTACACCGTTCAGGTGGTTTTATATTCGATAACTTCAAGATAGATAATACGTATAACATATATTTATTGGATGTTGTAAAAAATGCAACTCCTACAAAAATAAGATATGATTATATAGTGCCGGGGCGAAATGGTTCATCAAGCTGGCACAATAGATTAGATGATAATTATATTGATGTAGTTGTCGGAATTTATGATATTAATATAAATGAGCGAAGAAGCAAGCAAAATAAGGTTATAAAAAATATTGTAAATAAAAAAGCAAGATTATTGTTTTTAGATAATACAGGACAACATTATATAGCCGAGGTTATAGATGCCATAGAGGAAACAGAAACAGAAGTATTTACTCAATTAACAATACATTTTAAATGTTCTTGGTGTAAATATGGGTTAGAACGAAATATTATTCTAAACAATGGAATTAACAAAATGTACAATCTTGGCAATTATGAGGCAGACAATATAATTGAAATTACAGCAAATACAAATTGTGAGAAGATAATTATAGATAATGGTATCAATAGCTTTACTTTAAATAATATTTTGCAAGATGAAAAAATAATAGTAGATAGTGAAAATATGGTTGTCTATAAAATTGTAGATGGCATCAAACAAAGCATTTTAACACGTTTTACAGGCAAATTTATTAAAATACCACTTAATATAAGTAATTTAACTTTAAGTGGTCGGAATTATAATGCCACAGTTACAGTTAAGTATAATTACATATATTAGGGGTGGATAATATTTTAGAAATAATAAATAAAAATTATGAGACATTAGCATATCTTAATAATATTGAAAATGGAATAGTCAGAGAAGTTGTTAACGGAGAATATACAATCAGATTTACCGCCATAATTGAGGAATTAAAGACGGATTTTTTATACGATGAAAATAATTTAATTAAATATGACAATGATTATTTTAATATAATTTTCATTGAAGAAGAACATACATCTGACAACATGCTAAAAGTATATGTTGATTGTGAACATATAAGCTATGATTTAATTAAACAAACGAAACTTGAATATATTGAAAATGACCGTTCGGCAATTTATGTAATGAATGATATACTTGCAAACACAGGTTTTACTTTCCTTGGTACAGATGTTACCACTACCAATAGTATTAATATTGACAAAGAAATCGATATTAAAAGTTTACTGTATATGGTAGCTACTATGTGGGGTGGGGAATTAAAATATTTTCAGAAAACCATAGAATTTAAACAACAATTGGGTGAAAATCGTGGTGCTGATTTTAGATTCGGTAAGAATTTACAAAGCATTAAAAGATTAAATGACAGAGTTAAAAACACTATATCATATGATGTTGAGGTTGTGCAGGGTTCAGAGTTACAGGAGTTAGGATATTTTGAAATTGGCGATATAATTCGAGTTGTTGATGATATGCTCAATATTGAAGTTGACATCAGAATAATTGAAACTGAAAAGGATATTGTTACAGGTTTAAACAGCAGGGTTATTTTAGGACAGCCAATTAAAGATTTAAGTGATAGTTTTAATAATATTTTTAATACTGTATATCAGTTAAATGTAAAAGTTGACAACAATACAATAAATTTAAACAATGCTATACAAAATGCAATAAATGATATTGATAATATTAACCAAGCCTTAGAGGATGGTATAATTACAACTTATTATCAAGATACATCGCCTACAGATGCCAATGAGGGTGATTTATGGTTCAGAACTGATACCAATAAACTATATTTACGCAATAATAATCTGTGGAAATTGATAGAGGATGCAAGCATTACCGAAGCTATTCAGAAGGCACAGGATGCACAAACTACAGCAGATGGAAAAATTGTAAGCTACTATCAAAATGATATGCCTACTAATGCTAGTATCGGTGATTTATGGATTGATACCAATGATAAAAATAAGTTATACCGATATAATGGTACTAATTGGGTATCTGCAAGGGATGGCAGTTTAGCATTGATTGATAATGTCATAGATGAGCACGGGAATCTAATAGCAAACAAATTATCAGGTGCATTAAATACAGCGATTACAAAAGTTGAAAATAGTACAAGTACGGTAACATTTGATGACAGGGGAATAATTACACATAATCAGCCATTAGAAAGTACAAGCATAAAAGCTATGTTAATTACATCTGATGGTATATTGATTGCCAATGCTAAAAATAGTAACGGTACTTGGCGATGGAGAACGGCTATTACAGCGGATGGAATAAGTGCAAATGAAATTAATACAGGTACATTGACAGCCATAAATATAAACGGTGTAACTATAACAGGTTCAAGCTTGACAAGTGATGATGCTAACAGTGAAATTAAATTAAATAATGGTATATTGAGCGTTAAAAAGAAAAGTACAAGCCAACAGTTTAATATTAATTATAAGGCTGGATTACCAGCTAATATACTACAATCAGAATTAGAATATTATAACGAATTTAAAGCAAGTAATCCAAGTAAACCAGCAGATAACACAATAAGCTTGAACAGCAATAACAGTCATATGGAGTTAAAGTTTGGCAATGGCGCTGTTGGAATAGGTAATAATTGGGTTAAGCAAAGTATGTACGGTGGTACTACAGATTGGCGTACAGCATGGACAAGTTTATATGATGAATACTATCAAAATTTTCAAGGAGATAATAGATATAATCCACCTCCTGCAACAGCGCAAGGCAGTAAATTGATAATTGATATGGCTGGGACTGCATGGATATATCGTAAAGCGCAAGATTTTGGCAATGGTTATGTAATACCAGCATTTGTGCTTGGCAACTCTTATTTTACGTTAAATGCACATTATGTAGATATAGATTGTATTAGTACAAAAATATTAGGAGATTTTAAAGTTTATGGCACTAAAAACTGTACTATACAAACTGAAGAATATGGCGATTTGGATTATTCAGCATATGAAACGACAGAAATATATTTAGGTGATATAGGCGAAGATGAAGTTGTAAATGGTGAGTGTATTGTAAAATTAGATGAAAAATTACTTGCATGTGTTAATACTGACTTACCATATCAAGTGTTTTTGACTAAGTACGGTAAAGGCGATATTTGGGTTGAAGAACGCAATCATGATAGTTTTATTGTTAAAGGTGACAACATAAAATTTGGTTGGGAAGTTAAAGCAAAACGCAAAGGATATGAAAATATTAGATTTGGAGAATTTGAAAATAAAGAGGTGGAACAATGGACATACAAAATATCATACAAACATTAGGATTTCCTATAGCTGTGGCAATTGCCTGTGGGTGGTTTATAATTACAATGTACAAGGATAGTACAAAAGAGAATCAAGCGAGGGAAGAACGCAATTATGCTATGTTAGGGAAGTTTCAAACAAGCTTAGATAAATTTGCCGATATATTAGCAGGATATGAGCAGAAGCTAAGTATAATTGAAAAGGATGTAAAAGAGATTAAGGAAGTAGTAAATAAGTAG